TATAATGCCCTTTTTTTAAACTAAAAATTCGTAAAAAAATATTAAAATATGGCTGTCAAGAAAAAAGAATTTTCTTTTGATGATTTGAAAAAGAAAATGAGTACAACAACAAAATATAAACCAGATTTGTTTCTTAATTGCGGTGAAGCGTTTTTAGAAGCTTCTGGTGTACCTGGGCCTTGTATGGGCCACATTAACATGTTACTCGGGCATACAAATACGGGTAAAACAAGTGCTTTAATTGCTGCTGCTGTTGATGCACAAAAAAGAGGAATATTACCAGTATTTCTGGTTACAGAAAAAAAATGGAGTTTTGAGCATTGCCAATTAATGGGATTTGAATGTGAAAAGAATCCAGAAACTGGTGAATGGGATGGTTTTTTCTTTTATAGAGATGATTTTGAATATGTGGAACAAATTACTGACTACATTAATGAAGTTTTGGATATGCAAAATAAAGGTGAAGTACCATTTGATATTTGTTTCTTCTGGGATTCAATTGGATCGGTTCCATGTAAAATGACTTGGGAAGGTAAAGGTGGTAAACAACACACCGCTGGTGTACTTGCTGAAAAAATTAACATGGGAATTAATCAAAGAATTAACAACAGTAGAAAAGAAAATTCGCAATACTTAAATGGTTTAGTTATTTGTAACTTACCATGGGTTAAATTACCAGATTCACCAATGGGCCAACCAAAAATTAAACCAAAAGGTGGTGAAGCTGTCTATCAAGCTGCTACATTGGTTTTCCGTTTTGGTAACGAAGCTGATGGTGGTATATCAAAAATCGATGCCACAAAAAATGGTAGAAAAATTAATTTTGCCACAAGGACAAAAGTTACTGTTGACAAGAATCATATTAACGGATTAGGTTATGCCGATTCACAAATTGTTGTAACACCACACGGTTTTATTACCAGTGATAAACGTGATAATAAAGTCGCTTTGGAAAAGTACAAAAAAGAAACAGCGGATTATTGGTCAACGAAAATGGGTGATACAAATTTTGAATTGGAGGAATATGAAGTTAAACAGGCCATTGCCTACTCGGACGAAGATTAATAGTTTATTAGTTGATGGTGAGGCTTTATTAAAACAAGGATTCTATGGCGCCAAACAAGTACAAACTAAAAATGGAAGTGTTGGCGCCATTTTTCATTTTGTCAATACAATAAAGAATTTTTACCAAAATTTTGGTATAACAAAAGTTGTTGTATTCTGGGAAGGTGAAAACTCAAAAGCATATCGACAAGGTTATTATCCTTACTATAAATCAAATAGAAACGATAAAATAACCATTGATGAACGCCATGATTTAGATCGTCAAAGAATACGTATAAAACAATATCTGGAAGAATTATTTATTCGTCAGGTTGAGATTGATGGATGCGAGGCAGATGATGGTATTGCATATTATGTCAAGAACTCACCAAATGAAAACAAAATTATCTATACCAATGATAGGGATTTATTACAGCTAATTTCAACCGATACTAAGGTATACTTGTATGGTAAAAAAGCCGTAATCAATAAAGATAATTTTAAAAATTATTTTGATTACCATTATGAAAATGTTGGTTTAATTAAAATGATTGCTGGTGATTCATCTGATAATATATCTGGACTTGAAGGTATTGGTGAGGAAACGGTTTTAAAGTTATTCCCAGAACTTAAAAAAGAAAAAAAAGATCATGAATGGATTATCAATCGTGTTGATGAACTTTTAACAGAAACCCCAACAAGCAAAAAATTACAAGTTATAAAAGAGGGCCAAACTAAATGGGGTACATATGGTATTGATTATTTTAGTGTTATGTCCAAAGTTATAAACTTAGAAACACCTAATGTTACTGAGGATTTAAAATTAGCTATTGCTGAAATGGTCAATGAACCACTGTCACCAGACGGTCGTGGTGGTATAAATATCATTATGGAAATGATGAAAGAAGACCAATTATTAAATTTTTTGCCAAAATATGATGACGGGTTCTTTGTTTTCTGGTCAACTTTTATTACTATTATAAACAAAGAAAAAAAACTTTACGAACAAACAAAAAAATAAGAATTATGAATGCTAAAAAAGAATTAAAAAAGGAACAAAGAAAATTTGAATTTACGGTTTATCTCAACGATAATATTATCGTACAAAGATACTTCAATGTGATTGGTTTTAATAGTAGAGCAATAAACTCTTTAAATTTTAAAGAAGTTGTTGACTACAATCAAAGCCTAATCCAACTCCACATGAAAAACAAATCCTTGGATTTCATGACTGAAAATTCAAGACTGTTTTATGAAAATCCATCATTTGAAAAAAATGATTTAAATGACATCATGAAAATTGTTGTTAAAATGGACGATAAACAAATCGCATACCGCCAATGGGATGCTACAATATATCCAGTTAAAATTAGATATACTGTCGATATTCGTGAACATATCTATGAAATGATAACACGGATACAAAAATGTTTGTCCGAAAAAAACGAAAGACTAGAAACCAAATATTTACAATACGAATTAGCATAATAACATGATACAAAAATCTACACAATTAGAAGACTTTGGCCCAGAGTTCCAAATAGATTTGTTTCATGAAATAATTGTTGACCCAAAATTTGGTGAAACGGTCATAGATACTTTGGATGTTTCACATTTTAAAACAGTGGCGTTTCAGAAAATAATTTTCTTAATAAAAAATTATTACACTAAACACCAGGCCATAACGACATTCCCAAATCTAAGGGTTGAAGTAAACGCTGAGATACCCGATCAAACTTTTAAAACTCAGGTATTAGATACGATACAAGAGATTGAAAACAAAACGGTAACGAATAAAAACGTTCAAACACTTGTTACTAAATTTTGTAAGATGCAATCTCTTAGAAATGTTATTCAAGAAATATCCAAAAAAGTTGAGCGTGGACTTGTTGATGATTATGATCAAATTGAAAAAAAGTTAAAGGATGCTTTAATTTTTAAAGAAACTGAAGATTCAATCACTCTTTTCCAAGACATGGATAATGCATTATCTGAAGATTACAGAGACCCCATAAAATGTGGTATCAATGGTATTGATGAAATTATGGGTGGTGGTATATCTGTTGGTGAACTCGCTTTGGTTATTGCACCACTTGGTGTTGGTAAGACAACCTATTTAACAAAAGTCGCAAATAATGCTTACCAAGATGGTAGAAATGTATTACAAATCTTTTTTGAAGATAAAGAAAAAGCAATTCAAAGAAAGCATTACACTATTATAACTCAAATACCATTAAATGAGATATCAAGTAAGGAAGCAAGACCAATAGTGAAATCAAGACTTGAAACTTTTAAAAGTGAACCAATGATTGGTGGGAAAAACCATGGAAAACCAAGAACAAATCATTTGTTTCTACAAAAACTACCAGCTGATGGTGTAACGATAACAAAAATCAAAAACATCATAAAAAAGTTAAATTCAAGGGGTACCAAAATTGACCTCTTGGTTTTGGATTACATAGATTGTATTTCGCTTGAAAAAGAATATAGCTCAACAACAAGTGATGAATGGGCTAGTGAGGGTAGAGTTATGCGTTTGTTAGAAACGATGATCGAGGAGGTTGGTGTTGCGTGTTGGACAGCAACCCAAGGTAACAGAGCATCAACAAGTGTTGAGGTTGTTAAAACTGAAAACATGGGTGGTTCATTGAAGAAAGCACAAATTGCTCATTTTATCATGAGTATTGGTAAAACATTAGAACAAAAAGAAGCTGGTGTTGCAACAATATCAATATTGAAAAATAGATTGGGTAAAGATGGTATGGTGTTCCCTAATTGTAAATTTGACAACGGATTATTGTTAATTGATACAAACGAACAACTTACCGAAAAAGGATTTGAAATCCAAAAAGGCCAAAAACAAGCAAATAAACAAAGGACAATTTATAACCAGTTTTTGAACCAAAGAGATACTGGTGAAAATACCACACAAGATGTTTAATTTTTTTTAAAAAAGAATTTTAGTCTTATATTTGCAAATATTTATCTTAACAAAATAGAAAAAAATTATGAATTTAAGGAGTAACGATTTAACAAAAAGGTATTCAATTTTCCCAATATCACACCCTGATTTGTGGGAATTTTACAAAAAAGCGGAAAAGCAAACGTGGGTTGCGGAAGAAATTGATTTATCAAAAGACAAATATAATGATTTGACCAACTCAGAAAAACAATATTTAAAAAATATATTAGCTTTTTTCGCTATCTCAGATGGGTTGGTAATTGATAATTTAGCCACTAATTTTATGGCTGAAGTTGATTTATTGGAAGCCCAATATTTTTATGGGCACCAAACATTCATTGAACAAGTCCACGCCAATGGTTATTCACTATTAATTGAGTCATACGTTAAAGATGAAAAAGAAAAGATGGATTTATTTAACGCTATGGAAACTAGTCCATCGGTTGCGGCTAAGGCTTCTTGGGCTGAAAAGTGGATTGACCACCCATCTTTTGTTCATAGATTAATTGCGTTTGCGTGTGTTGAGGGTATCTCATTCAGTTCAGTTTTTGCTGGAGTGTTCTGGTATCGTTCTAGAAACAAAATGGAGGGTTTAGCAAGTATGAATGAATTGATTATCCGTGATGAAACATTACATTACGAGTTTGCAGTTAATTTATACAATAACTATGTAATAAACCCACTACCTAAAAATGAGGTTAGAGAAATAATTTTATCTTGCTGCGCAGTTGAGGAAGTATTTGTTAAAGAAAGTATGCCTAATGGATTAATGGGATTAACATCAGACATGATGGTACAATATGTACAATATGTCGCTGATGTTGTTTTAAAAGATTTCGGTTTGGAACCAGAATTTAATGTAAATAACCCTTTGGACTACATGGCTCGAATTGGTTTATCTGCTAAAAATAACTTCTTTGAACAAAGAATTGGGCAATACACTAGAGTTGATATTCCAACAACCACTGATGGTATTTTTGACGATGATTTTTAAAAAAACAAGAGATGAGAATTAAGAAAAGAAATGGTGATTTTCAGGCATTTATGCCTAATAAGATTTTGAGTAGAATTAAACAACACTCAAAAGATTTAAATGTTGATAGCGATCAATTA